CTTCTTTACATAATTCACATGATGAACCGTCGTTGCCTTTGTATACTTTCCACGTTTCTTACATAACTGACATTCATATTTATCAAGCTTTAACACCTGTTCTCTCAATGCTTTCCACTTGCCCCATGTATAGAATCTGTGGATATTTTCTCTTATACATTTCTTTACAAATGCAATCTCATGTTCTGTCATATTCTCACCTCAATTGCAGGAGAAGGAATCGAACCTTCGACCTTCAGCTAAGGAGACTGACGAGCTTCCACTGCTCTATCCTGCTATATTTGTGCGATGTCGCACAGTGTAGGCTTTTGCCCAGAGCCTTTTATCGTCTTTGCTCAGGACGCAGAAAAGCATCCGGCTTTCGCCAGATGCTCTCTGCTATTTTCCATTATTCACTTCTTCTACAAATTGCTTCATCAGCTTTGTAAGCTGTGTTCCCATCGCAACACCAGATTCTTTGCAGGCTTCCTTGAACTCTTCTGCTACTTTCTTGTTAATCTTATATGTTTTTGGAACTAACCCTGCTTTCTCATCCCACTTATCTTGTGGTCTCTGTTTCCTTTCTTCATTACCGAGCATGCTCATCCCTCACTTTCTTTATGAGGCAATAAACCAGCTTTGCTATTCCTATAGCAATGAAGAATATTCCTAACTTCCACAACATCCTTTACACAAATGAGCTTTCATGTTATATTTATTTTGAAGAAGGGCTTTCGCCCCTCTTAGCTAATTAAATAGCTTGTCGAGAATCATTAAAAGGATTCCAACGAATAAGTCCAGAATCGCACTGACCGCCAATGTCTTTATATCGATTTTGGACTTTTTCTTTTGTTTCTTTTTGCTCATTTGTATCTCACCTCCTTACAACTATATAATACCACATACGTATACGTATGTCAACACTTTTCTCAGAGGTTTTTAATCCGGACAACGGGAATCGAACCCGTGACACACAGCTTATAAGGCTTCTGCTCTAACCGACTGAGCTATGTCCGATCAACATTTATACAAAAAACGCCCTGCATTTTCATGCAAGACGCCCTTTTGTAATTTGTGTGTGGTTTTACTGGTTGTCTTTAGGAGGAAAACTAAAAACACCTTAGCCGTCCAGCTTGTTCCTTTCGGCTTTATACCATATTAGCATTTTAAAACCGTCGTTTCCGTCGTTTTCTCAAATTTTTCTAAATATCTGTTATGTTTGCATCGGCAACTGTCCTCTGTATATGCTTTCCTTTTCTTTGGGAATACTTCATTCATCCTATGTGAGACCTGTACCCAACTTAGATCATCAATATAATAAAATCTGAGAATCATCCGGATTTCGCTTTTTTTAATTTGTCCTATATATTCCTCTACCTGTATCTGTTTCTCCAGAAGATCCGTCTCCAACATCTGCAGCTTTGCAATGCGCTTTTCAAGTAAAAACTCACGTTTTTCATATTCTCTTTGTGGGAAGCCTGTTATTTTCACTGTTCGCAATGGTTTGTTGCCTTTCTTTCCACATGCAACAGAATCTTGCGCAGTAATCTTGTTCAGTTGCTCTATTTTCTTTTTATCCTCTGCAATCCTACGTCTCAGATCTTTTATCTCTTCTTTCATGTCTGCATACTCAATCAGTATCTTCTTGTCCACTGGCAACACTCCCTTTCGTATCTACTCCCCATTTTC